CTGTAGGCATTGGGACAGGAGATTCCCACAACCATGTTGATTGATTCAATGTCCAACTTGCGTAAGGTTTGGGAGCATAAAATACATCGTTTACTGAGTCGTATGTGTATCCTATTCCAGCATAGTTTCCACGCAAAGGTCTATTCTCAGGGTGTTGATTACCATGAGTATTGTAAGAAGTCTGAATCCATTGACCTGGTGATGAATCTACAAAAGTATTAAAGAAGTCGGCTTCAGCAACAATAACTTGTGTAACTTGTCCATTAAGGACTTTAGCGTAATGACTCATGCTGTGTAACTCCCTGATGAGTTATAAGTAAGAATTGTGTTTGAGCCTGATGTAGTAACGGATGGGCTTCCAGTTGTAGTTCCTGAATATCTAGCAGTTGGAACAGAAAGGATAACAACTCCTGAACCGCCAGCACCGCCAGTTCCACCTGAATAAGTACCGCCACCACCACCGCCTGTATTGGCAGTTCCAGCAGTTCCGTTACCAGTTCCATTACCTGCGCCACCGCCACCAGCACCACCAGCACCTGATGGATTTCCTGTTGAATAAGTAGCACCGCCACCACCGCCAGCCCTAGTTACAGAAGAACCAGTAATTGAAGATGCAGTTCCAGCACCACCGTCACCTGAAGTTGTGGAATTTACTGCGTTTGCACCCGTAGCACCTGCACCACCTCCACCGCCTGATGGATATGGACTAGCAGTAAATCCAACATTACCACCACCAGCTTTTCCTTGTCCTGTTGTACCTGAACCGCCTGTGGTTGTTCCGCTTCCTGAAGCTGCGCCACCGCCACCTGATCCACCGCTTGCTCCATTATTTCCAGCAGATGCACTAGCACCGCCACCTACAGAAGTAATAGTGGTTAATCCTGAACCTGATATTACAGAATCTGAACCATTTACTCCTGCAGCACCACCAGCACCAATAGTTATCGTATAAGCTGTTCCAGGGTTTAAAGTTTCAGTAGATGTTTGATAACCTCCTGCACCACCACCTCCGCTAACACCTCCACCTCCACCAGCAATAACAAGGTAATTAATTAAAACAGGTTGTCCAGGCCAAATATCTGCTTTTCTTGCATCAAAAACTTCATTAATACCCCACACGCCAGACGCAACCGTAGTGGTAGGGGTATTGACAACTCCGATAATTCCACCATTACCCGATGACATCAGGAAATCTCCTCAAAGCTGCAGACCACTTTTAAATCGTTTGCAACCGAGGCAGTCGCACCAATCGACCTATCTTCTTCTAAGTAAATTGAGGTGTCTTTCGAGATGACCACCAGCGAGGCATCCGCAGGCACAGACACGGTGCTGACAATCTGTGTGCCTGTGCCGCCAATGTTGTCCTCTGAGAATAAATTGATGGTGATGTCAGCAGCAGTCGACCCGTCCACATTAGAAACAATCAGCGAGTTGATTTTAAAGACCTTGCCTGATGCAGCCACATTCTCAACGACTAGCGTGGAGTTAGTTGTGGTCAAATTAGCGACCACGGTTTTGCCACGAATATCTGTGACATTTACGATGTTTGGGTTTGCCATTTATTGCTCCTATCCAAAAACAAGTGACATTGCGATTGCTTTGCCAGTATTAATGGCCGCTTGATTGCTGTTAAAAAGTAATGCGCCAGACGCTGATAAATTGCCTGTGCTGGGGTTAAATTGCAGCTTGGTTGATGAAACATCAAGGGTTGTTTCTGTTCCAGCAGTTAATTCGCTAAATGTAATATATCGCGTTGCGTTAGTTGTGGTGTCATCGGTAATGGTCACGCCATTAGCGTTTGCATTCCAAGTTGGGGCAGATGCGCCATTAGAGGTTAATACATATCCAGCGGTTCCGGTTGATCCAGCAAGTGCCAGGGTACTTGTAATGTCTAAGGTTGTAACTTTAGCGGCTGCTGCAGTTGTAGCGCCAATGGTCATGTTGTTTATTGTTCCAACACTCGTTGGTGCAATTTCTAAGGACCCTGAACCAGTAGGTTTTATGTGGACATGACCAGTACCTGTAGGGCTAATGTCAATTTGTGCGTTTGTACCGTTTAAATTAGTAGAAACATTGACCGACAGATTATCGCCACCACCCGCGCCTACGCTTAATTGTGTGGTACCAATAGAGTTTTTAAGGGCTAAACCGCCTGAATTGGTAGCTTGAACAAAAGGTGTTGTTACGCTTGTAGAGCCAGATAGTGTAGTAAAAGCGCCAGTATTTGCAGTTGTATTCCCAATAGTTGGGGGCGCGGATAAGTCTAATGTGCCGCCAAGAGTTAAATTTCCGCTGCTTGTAACTGTTCCAGACAGGCTAATGCCTGATACCGTTCCAGTACCGCCTACCGAGGTAACTGTTCCCGTGGTTGGAGTTGCGTAAGTTGGTACGCCGCCAGCCAAAGTTAAGACTTGGCCGTTGCTGCCAGCTGCTAAAAATGTTGTTGTGCCTGCACTACTTTGGTAAGGAATAGAGCCAGTTGCGCCACCAGCAATATTAGTTGCCGTGGTAGCCGTGGTCGCAGTTGTTGCCGTTGTTGCGGTGGCTGCGTTACCTGATATTGATCCAGTAATTGTGCTGCTAACCGTTAATCCGGACAGAGTTCCAACCGCGGTAATACCTGTGTAAGACCCAGAAATGCGGGCAGTATCAATAGTTCCGCTTGTAATTTGGGATGCTGCAATCGCAATACTTGTATTGGATGCGCTAGTAATTTGACCTTGGGCGTTAACGATTATTGTTGGTACTGCACTAGCAGAGCCATAAGTTGCTGCCGAAACGCCAGTATTGGTAATGCTAAATGTGTTGGCTGCAAGAGATAATCCCGTGCCAGCAAAATAAGTACCGGCAACGCTAAAGTTTGACCATGTAATTGCCGTTACGCCAAGAGTTCCGCCAGGTTGTACTGGGCAATAAAACGCCGCGCCAGCTAGACTGCCAGACTCAACAAATACCATTGCCGAGACCAACTCATCCCAAATATCTGCGTCAGGAGAGCGCGTCCAAGGGGTTCCAACGATATAAATACCATTATTGGCTTGGGTACTTTGATCCTTAACCAACACTCGATCACCAGCAACGACTGACACGGTGTCAATGGTCTGCGCACCTGATAAGGTAATGTTTGTTGTTGTGGCTGCTCTGACCGGTTGTTTCCATGAAATACCAACAATGGCAGCATCGACATAAGTCTTATTACATAAATCAAGGTTGCCAATCGGTTGATTGCTCATGGTTGCGGTAGTAAACGCCGCAGTTGATGGGGTTGTTGCCCCAATAGTTGTGCTATTAATCGTGCTATTGGTAATGTTTACCCCATCTAAATTGGGGTTTGTAGGGGCATAAAACGGTGTCCCAGCAGGTCCAATTAAGTTAATGCACTCATAGGGCGGTAAGGGCTCAAAAGTCCCTTGGACCGGCACTATATTGGTTGTTATAGTCTTTGCGGTGTCGTTGGACATGGTAAACCCCTTATTCGGTAGCCACTAATGTCAAATAAAGCGCGTTTGTGCCTGACGAAATAGCTTTAATAAAGAAGTTTGGCCTTGGGCAATCAATAATAACTGGCAAAAACATACTTGGCGCTAAGACATACGCTCCGCTGCCACCCGTTGACGCAATCGCTGGTGTAGCCATATTGGAATCAGTTGTGCCAAAAGTAATCGCTGCCGTACCCGTTCCAGTATTTAAAATAGCCACACGAAATGCAAGGGTTGGCGTATTTGGAATTAGTTGTAAAGCGGATGAGGCAGAAGTAGTAAGGTCCAACCGATAAGTTGGGGAAAGAATCTTTAGAGAGTCCATGATTATCCTCGTAATAGAGATGTTTAAATTATCCTATGTTTTTAGGTTTTTACACCATAAAAACAAAAAAAAGGCCACCTCTTTTGGAGAATGGCCTTTTCAGGTCTCATGCGGGATTAAGTCGCAATGAGCCCTTTGTTACGCAACGCAACCAAAATTGCATTTACAGCGGTTGCAATTTCTGTACCAGTAGCGCTATTACCAAGGTTGGTAATTGCAGATGCCTGAATAACAGGGGTTGAGCCATGAAACGCCAATTTGTCTGCTGCGGCACCGGCGATTTGCACGCCGTCTGTTGAGTCACCGTTAAACAGGTAATTGGTTGTTTGGGTAGTTGCTGGTCCTGGGTTTGCCATGATAAGTTCCTTTCCTATTAAGCTGCTACGCGGCAGGCGAGTTCAGGGTAAAGCGGAGCCCAGCCGTATAGAACATCTAAACGGGTTGGGATGGAGTCGTTGTTAATGGTGTATTGACGCACCACACGAATTGACAAACCATTGTCCTTATCGCTTGCACGGCCTGCAAAATGCACTCCGTCAGGCAATTGGAGGTCGGCAGTAGCCAGGGTAAACGCATTGCGATGGAACACCAAGTTCTGCGGGCTGACAATACCAGTTTTGTTAAATGGTGTTACAGCTGCAGTTGCAGATGTGCTTGCCACGGTTACATTTTGGAATTGACCAGCAGTAATAATTGCAGGGCTAACGATTACAGTTGCTGAACCAGCAGCAGTAATTGTTACATCGGCAGTTACTACAAAGTTACGCAATACATTACCACCGTAGGGCTGGCGGTTCTGTGGGTTGACTGCAAACACACCAGCAATCTGAATGGTATCGCCTTGCTTTAATACGGCATTAGCGGTAACAGCAGAGATGGTGATGGATGAAGTCTGAGCCCAGCCAGTAGTCAACGAACCTGTAAATGTAGAGGTATTCGTAGTCATTGTGGCCGTTGCATAAGAACCATAGGTATGGGACACGATGTTTTGGTCCATATACCAGTTCATACCAATGGTGTCGCGCCCCATCATGCCTTTTTCGTACTGACCAGCAATAGTGCCTTGTGGGTTAAAAAGACCTTTTAAGGAGCCAACAATACTTGCGCCTGTAAATGGATCAACCACGCAAGCGCGCTTACCGTCACGGGGAGCGCCTTCACCATCCAAGAAAGCCTGGGCGGTTAGGAATGTTGCGATGTCAGATGGAACTACACCAGCTGTACCAACGGTATTAGCGGTGTTATCTACTGCCATTGTGGTGCCGTCAAAGTCAATTTTGTTGGCAATTGCTGCAATAGCTGGTTTTAGTACGCGGTCCGAGAACATATCTAACGACAAAGACAAGTCTTGAGTCGTAAATTGTGTGTCCACATGGAACTGGGTACTGAGGGTTACGGGTGATGAAGTCTCGTTAAAGTCCTCAACATTCAGCGCTGGGCCGGTTGTACCGATAAAACGACCTGGGCGGCGGACATTGACTGTGTTACCAATCTTTGCACCGACAACCGCAAACTGGTCATCATAGTTACGGTCTACACGACCAGTAAAGGTCAAACTGTTTTCCAAGACCATCAACGCCTCGTTGGTGATCATGGAGATGGTTAGCAAGTTATTTGCCATGGTAATTCTCCAAATTAATTTTAAAGTTACCCGTCATCGAATCTTCCCAGAGGCCCTTGCAGCTTTCCATTGCTGGTAGGTACCATGAAACTTACGGTCGGAATCCAAAGCAATATCGCTAGGATTACCACCGGCTTTCAATGGGTTAATCGGTGCCGGAGCATTTGACTTCTTCGCAACAGGTTCTCTTACGCTCGGTTTCGGGGCCTCAGATTTCTCAAATTTAGCCTCTAAACGCCCGATGGCACGGAGTTGTGAAGTGATGGATTTATCCGCCAATTCACGAGCGAACTCTGGATTCTCGGCCAAGTAATACAGGAGTTGTGGTCCTACATCACTCTCAATAATTGCATCGGTGACCGGTTGTGACACCGAGACATCGCTAGACGCAATCATTTCCTCGTAATCCGGCATATCTTGCTTTGCAACTTCAAGTCGGTCTTGGAACTTTTGCCGCATCCGCGACTGTTCCTCCTCAACCTTGCGAGCAAGTTCTGCTTGATCCCGCTCCCGCATCTTTCGATCAGTAGTCCACTCGGCCAGAGCCTCAGCATACTCTAAGGCATCATTGAATTGCGCTGGGTCTGGTTTAGGGTCAGGTTCTTCCGATTTCGGCGGATTTAACTTGCCTTCCAAATCCTTTATGCGCGCCTCAAGAGCCTCACGAGCAGTACGCTCACGGTCCGCATCTTGGCGAGCCGCTTCGCGCTGCTTGGTCAGTTCCGAAAACCGCTTTTCAAGTTTCGGGTTGTGCTTCTTTTCACCTGCAGCAGCCTCTGTTTCTGCGTCTGGTTCACTCCGTTCTTGCTCAACAACCGGCTCCGCATCTGCGGCCTCAGTTGGAGACTCTTGAGTGGCTAAACCAAGTTTTTGTGCATGAAACTCAGCTAAATTCTCACTTGTTACTAAGTTACCAGCTTGTTTCCTTACCGGTTCCTGTGCTACTTCTGCATCTGACATGGATTAACTCCAAGAATAAACCCGATAAACCTATCGGTAGGTTAAATCTATTAGAAACTGTTTTTCAATAGTTGTCAACGAGGTCCTATTGGTACGCCAGGCTGCTCTAACTGTTGCATCTCTTGTGCAGCCAGCTGCGCCATCATCTGGTCATCCATTGCGGGGTTAGTCAACGGTTCTTGGGCAATCGCCATCTCTTGCTGCAAGAATGGTGACTCATTCATATTAACTTCGCTCTCAGCAAACGCAGCCATTTGGCCTTGTTCCGCATCTCTGCGGGATATTTCTTGCTGCAATGCGCGTGAGTCCATGCCCTTTAACAACAGTTTGGTAATAGCATCTAACTCGGACCGGTTTTGGTCGGTCATCGACTTCATGTTGGTTTGGTTTACCTTGGCCTCATTAATGGTCTCGGTGTTGTACGCCCTAGAGGTAACATCCATCAGCTTGCGCTTGGTTGACCCTTCTTCTTTCATGCGCTGCACATCGGTTTGGTGCTGCAAGTTCAAGGTCAAGGCTGCAATCTGTTGCTCTAAGTCGGCAACCATCTTTTGGCTGGCCATCAACTGCATTTGGACCTGTGGCGGAATGTCCGATTTCTCGTCAATCTTGGCTAATGGGTTCATGGCGGCTAGGCGGTCAGCAATCACATCTGCGCCTGGGAAGTCCATGTTGCGGAATATTAGGTCACCGGCAGCTTGGAATAGTTCAGGGTTGGATTGAATTAAAGGAATCATTGACTCAACTGCCTCTTGGCGCTTGGATTGATAGCCTGGTCCAGTATCCATATACACATCGTACTCGCCCACGGTGACATCGTTGAGTATCTTTTCTGTGCCGCTTTCGTCCACGGCGCGCTGGTTAATGGTTACCATTTCGGGCTGGTTATCGTAACCAATGATCCGCATGACACGCTCTTTGTCGTAAATCTTGGGGATTAAATCTAGTATTACGCGCCCAGTTTGCTTGAGGGAACGGGTCAAATTGTCGTAATAATGGAAGTTTGACATATCAATCTGCATCTGCTGGCCACGAATAGCCTTACCAGACATATTGCCTTGAGCCATCATATTTGGGTCAAATATCCCAACTACGGTCTGTAGGTCATTGTTGATAGCACTTGTAGCCTCAACGATGCCGGCAGCTGGTGGCTCTGGTTGCAGTCTAACCGGCTGGGGCGCAGGTTGTCCCTCAATATCTTTTTGCTTGTAGCGCAATACTGGTGTGGCTTTGATGTTAGCAAGGTTCCATTCATTCTCATGGCCTTCGTCTTGTCCCTCTGCCAATAGCCATTTAGCCTTGGGCGCAAGAGCCACCGACTCGGTCAGAGCGGTACGCCAGTAGTTGTACATCCGCTGCGGGTCTTTGGCCATGCGCACAATGCCGTACTTCTTGCGCTTATCGTCCACCACCAGTTGTTGGCCATATACGGGAACAATCGGAATGTACTTACCGGCCCAAGTGGATTCCTCCAAGATTTCTATGCCGGTCAGCTTGGCCCATTTAATGGTCTTGCGCATGGTTTCACGCTCGGCAACCACCTCGATGCCGGCTGCCATCATCATTTCATCGCTGGGCGCGTCCTCTTTATAGACTTGCGTACCGTCCGATAGCATGAGCAATTTGGTCTTTTTGCGCTCGGTATACCACCATTCAGCGATCCGAATGTCATCTTTCATAATCCAATCGGCATCCGCATCGCCAGTTCCACGCATATTGAAGTTACCGCCATCGTCTGCGTTAGGGTATTGGGCCTTAAATTCTTTCTTGCTCATTACCTCGGTAATTAGGCAGCACTCAGCATCTGCGCCGTCTGGCATTTGACTGTTAGGGTCAAAGTAGACGGTAAAAGGGTTAGCAATCGGTTTAATGTAGATTTCTTGGTCAAATGAGTCTGATCGTGTGTAATCGGTAACGATGCGCCAGTAACCCCAACCCATCCGAACCGCAAACTCAAAGGCCGTATCGTAGGCAGTATCTGCATCCGAGTTGACCTCAATATGCTTAAAAATGCCCGTCAGGATGTCCGCAACCTTGGCGTTGGCAGCCGAGTTCATCGAGTGCGCTTTCATGCGGGGTCTGGCTTGGCGCTGCTGGTTACAGACCTGGCGGATAAAGCCATCTAGCTTGTTAATCGTTAAACAAGGTCTAGCCTCAAGGTTTCGAGAGTTTTGTACCTCAACTGGCCATTGATCCCCAGAAGAAAATTTAAGGTCATCCAAGGCATCTTGGCGATTGTAAGAGTCCGCATCATTGGCGAATCTCAGATATTTCTGCGCGTCTTGTATACGCTGGTCGTTTGCCATAATCATCCCATCCATGATCCAGCCGGTTGTTGCACGGCTCGTTTAGTTACCGATTTGCGGGGCTCATTCACCACTAAACCTAGATATTTAAACGCATCGGCACCGTGCGAAAAGATATCGTGCAAAGGCGTTTTACTGAATTGCTTGGTGTCTGGGTCCACATCATATCGGTAATGTCTTAAACATTGTAATCCTTGATGGCAATTTTCTCTATCAAAATAACACTTGTTGAATATTGTTCTGGCTGCATTGATAGAGTCCGCAGTTGGGGTCCTTGGCACAATCTGCACCTTGTAACCGGCTGCCCTCACAATGTCGGCAATCGAGCGCCCAGCAGCTGCCAGGGTAGAGTTCTCAGCATCGTGCGGCAGCCATATGGTGTCAAAGTGATATCCGAATTTCTGCATCTCGGCCATGTAATAAGACATGGTCTTTTGATTGTCCTCAATATATCGGATCAATCTGATCTCAAAGCCAATGAATTGCACAAACCAAATGGCCGTATTGTCGGACCAACCAAGGTCAAAGACCGCATGGACCCCTTTCATTTGATCGTAAGGGACTTTAGTAATTCGCCCCTCAAGGTCAGCAAGGGTTATCTCGTTACCGAATACCGCACCATCCACGGTCTTGCGGCAGATGCCCTCCCAGACGGTGTTATAGGCCTCGATGTCCCGCATATGGAGGTTATCTTTCTCCTCCCGCAGCGTCTGGGGAAACCAAGGGTTATCGCGCCAGGTAATCTTTTGGACTATTGCATTATTCGGTGGAGACACCACAAAACGCTGGTAGGTGTCATCGGTCTCTAGTTCCGGATTAAAGGTAATCCATATCTCGGAGTTGTCCGCACGAATAGTCGGTATCAAAACATTCCAACTGGTTTTAGAAACAGTCTGCGCTTCCTCTACCCAACAGATATTCACACCCTCAAAGGATTTGACATTGGTAATGTTGTTCTTAAGACCAATAAAGAAGAACTCAGAGCCATTCTTACCGCGAATGCTGGTCTGGGTGACCTCGTAAAACGACTCTAATCCTAGACTGTCAATTTGGTCTGTCAGTAATTTGTGTACAGAATCTTTGATAGAGACCTGAAACTCACGGGCGCAAAGGATGCGAATGGGGTCTTTGGCTGCTTTAATCAACAACGCTCTGGCAACTCCCCAAGATTTAGCGCCACCGCGCCCACCATAAAGAATCTTGTATCGTTTGGGCTCAAACAAAAAAGCCAGTTTTACGGGGAACTCTGCGTTAGCTACTGCTTTATCTAAGGTCTCAAGCATCTTGGGGTTTTACAAACATGACCTGAATGCCAGACAAAAGCGGAGTTCCATCGGCGTTTTCCATCTGGTTGATTTGAACGGCCTTGCCATCCAACCGGTCAATGACCTCTTTCACCGCCCACGCCTCGCCTTGTTCAGCTTGCGTGATCAGCTGCTTAACAATGTTTTCTAGCTTTTGAGGTTCTTGAGTCAGCACCTTGCGGAGCCTGTCATAAAACATCTTGCCCTTTACGGCATTAGAATTTCCTATCGGTGCGGCCATAGTGATTAACTCAATCAATAAGTTCCAGTTACATAATAATAAATCGTTTCTTGTTGTTTGTGTTAATCTTATACTGTAAACTGTTTACTCAATGGGAGAGAATATGTCATTTACTGAGGTAGAAAAGGTTGTTAAAGAGCATATGATTATTTGGCCAGAGTCTTTTGAGTCTCAAGTCTGGAATGAGCGTGTAGAGCGTTTATTGGCTAAATTACAGGAATTAGACAATAAGGAGGGATTATGAAAGCATTTCCAACTAACAAGACCTTGATTCTGCAAGACGATAACGAAAAGATGTATTTACAGTCTATTGAGAATCTTGGTATGGACTTAAGGGATTACTTTGCTGCCAAGGCAATGCAGGCCATTATTGGTAAATCAGATGATGCTAGTCTTAATATAGATGAAATTGATAACTGGATTGGTTCTTATGCTTATGTGGTCGCAGATGCAATGATGGAGGCTAGAGACGCATGAAAATCATTAAATCGGAGTTCTGGCATATCCTACAAAAACATATAGCTTTAAGAAAGGCCAAACCATGAATGACTTACTGCTTTACTTATCTACCGATCAGGAAATTATCTATTCTTTAGAGTTTGAGATACTTTCTGGTGAGCAGCAATTAGCGGTTCTTAATCGCACGATGGACCTTATTATGGCTAAAACTGGTCAAGTTATCGACTCTTTGGAAATCCAATAAACATCTCTAATGGGTCTTGGGTTGGTTTTCCTTTTAGAAACATTGCTAATGGGTCACCAAATTGGGTATACGCAACAGTTTCTTTGGCTGGAACATCCAATCCATAAGGGTTTACGGTTACTTTTGCGCCATAGGGCGCAGGGTTTAGGCTAGTTCCATATATTCTTTTTTCATATTGCTCATCAAATGGAAAGTTAGCTTTGCGCTCCTCCATAGACAGCTTTTCTCTGGTCTGGGTCAGTCTTGACTCGGCCTCACCGGCTAATCGTCTATAAGCCTCTGTATCTGATAATTCATCGAATCTTTTCTGTTTTGCGCCTAATTCTTGAAACTGACGCGCAGCCTCATCGGTCTTTTTGATCTGGGTCATCGCCCGTTTTTGTGCGTTTTTCGCGTCCCGCAGGTTGTTGTAAGGCAAATCTTGATACTTAGCATCGAATAAAAATTTACGGTCTTGGATAAATTGAGCCGCGCCCCTAAACCATTCGTCTCTGGCTGCGCCTGGCTTTTTAGGTTGTGGACCAGCCGCACGCCGGTAATCATTGCCGTATACATACCAATCTTGCAAATTGTAAATAGTTCTTGGTTTGATGTTTTCTCTGGTCGCAATGTCACCAAGCCGGACCATATATTCTGATCTAGCAGCTGCGCCATAGTCATCCCAATATTTACGGTTAGTAGCAAATGGGGTAGCTAATGGCGCAAGTTCAGACTTAATTTGGGCTTGGGCAATTAGTTTGGCAGATTCTGGGCTGCCGCCGCGACCAAAGTTTTCGGTCTGTTGGATAGCGTGTTGGATTTCATGCAGCAATGTTGATCTGGCTACATTAGCTTGTTCATCTGCGGTTTGGCCAACATAAGTCGCACCACCAGTTGTGACCAATCTTTTTTCTTGGTCATACGCTCCGCGTATGTCAGGGCGGTTTTCTCTTGCAATTTTTAGATTGTTTACAAGGTTTGGATAGGCTTCCTCTAACGCATCATGCTTAAACACATTCATTAATCTAGCATTTTGAGGTTGCATGATTTGTTCATATCTTGACGGAAGTTTGCTCATATCCAACACCGCACCGGTGTCAGGTATCTCTTGCCGCCATTTATTGTCTAGGCCGCGGGCGGTCATAGTTTCACGCCAAATGTCAGAGGGTCGCGCCCCAGCTTTTTCCATTTCTACGGCTTTTTCGTATGCAGGCTTGTTCCAAGCAGATGATTTAGGGCCAATAAACATACCGGCCACATTAGGCACTTCGGAAATTTGGCGCTCAAACGCCTCTCTGTTACCTATTTGTAACCCCGCATCACCCATAACCAACGCAGCATCAATGTCCGCCCTTTGATTGGCTAGGTTTTTAATGGCAGTTGGGCCAATGCCCATTACATAATTTTTTTGGGTTTGGGCTAAGGTTGTGCGCGGCGTATATCTTGCTTCACGCAAAACATCTGACAATGTGGCCATTATTTCTTCTTCTTCTTGCTTGCAGCCTCACGCTTAACCGAGTACGCAATAGCCACGGCCTGCTTAACTGGCTTGCCCGCAGCAATCTCAGCTTTCACATTCTTTTGGAATGCCTTTTTGCCAATGTCTTTAATAAGCGGCATTACTTTTTCTTCGCAGTTTTAGCAGATTCTTTAAATGCTTTGGCAGTTGGTGCGCCCTTGGTGCCAGGCGTTCTCATCTTCTCAGGAGTCTTTCCAGCAGCTTTTTGGCGCTCGATCCTTTCCCTTTTAGCGTGAATATTTGAGTACAAGCCAGGTTTAGCTGCCATTGTCTTTTCCTTTATCAATTTCTATCAGTAAGGCATCAATAATCGCAATTGCGCCCCGTTGTTGCTGCACCCGCTCTAAAGCCGCTTGAAGTTCTAGTACGGATGCCTGCCTCAACTGTAGTAAATAGTCTTTAGTAATCACTATGCATTAAAATTAGCGGCAGTTGCAGCTAATAGGTAATAGTCACTACCAGCGATTTTGACTCGCAAACCATGCGTAATTTCGTTGACATTGGTAATTGTGCCTGTAGCAGCCAATTTAGCGCCTGCTACGGTTACACCAGCTAAATTCAATAAGTAACCATTAGTGTCTACGGTTGCAGCACCTGTGCCATTAACACTGGCATAAATAAGGGCAGTTGTTGTTCCAGTAGACGCACCAGATGCGCAATTTAATTCAATTTCAACTGGGGCATAGTTACCAGCAGAAGTTCCAGCCGATAGCGTCATTTCAGCTAAAACGGCAGAACCCAAGCCAGTAGTACGGCCAGAGGTTCCATATACAACTTCACCTTTAAGGGCGTTTGAATAGCTACCAAGAACCGAGTTGATGGTTGTTAAAAATTTAGCACGACCACCAACGCCACCGGTGCCGGTCATTGTTGTGCTAACTAATACTGGCTCAACGCTAGTTGCTCCATCGGTGCTAGTTGATGTTGTTGTGATATTAAAATCACCGCCAGTTAAGTTGACTGCGCCCGAAACATCGAGGCTTTCAAATAGTGGGTCGGCGTATGCTACGCCAATTGATTTTCCGTTTGACATGATTAATTCCTTTTAGTTAACAATTCCAGTTTTTAAGAGATGCTGCTTTTCGGGTGGGCCTACCCTTTTCATCTTTCATCGGCCCAGGCATTCCGCTCATTCTTGCGCAAAAACTTTTTTTACGGCCTTCGTCAGCTTTTGTTTTAGGGTTTGGAGCAGGTGCTTTAAGGTTTGCATTATTTTTTGCATTGTATGCCGCCCTTCCTTTAGCGGTCATGCCCGCACCAGCTTCGGTGGGTTTGTAGTTCTTACCCTTACCAGTAGTGGTGCGCGCAATAGGTTTATTAGTGGTTTTTGGCATTATTGTCCTCGATGAAACAGACATCTTTCCAAGACATCACGATTAATTCTTCGCCATTATCCTCAAATCGAGGGTAAGACAGGTAATCTTCCATGCCGCCAAATCGTATCCGCTGCCCAATTTCAATTGGATTAGGAATCAGTCGGCCCTTTTTATCAATCTCGCCAGGACCCACGGCCAGCACTTCGCCAATATTAGGTAGTTCTTCCATGATGACATCAATCACCTCGCTCTTAACCCGTTCAATGGGTCTTACAACGATTCGATCACGCAGCGGTCTTAGCATTTTTTCTTACCTTTTTAGGTGCTGGAGTGGCTGCCAATTCCGTGAATATTGGCTGCGGAGGCACCACGACTTGGTGTTCACCGCACCACATCCCAGCCTGTTTGGTGACAGTTTCAGGGTAGCGCCGGCAATGTCCAAACTGCGTACCTTGAAAAAATATACAATTCCCACAGTTCACTTTTGGTACATTTCGCCAGAATTGTTTGTGCCCATCTTGGTATCACGGCCTTTCATGGCCATTTTCTCGCCCATTGGCTTGTTTTTGCCCTCTTGCATCACGGCGTTTTTGGTCTTTTCTTTACGACCAGGATTATCGTTGCAGTCTTTTGGGCAGTTAAATGTGTTCATTTTGTGTTCCTTTAGGATAGTTGTTGCAGTTTGTAAAGCAAAGAGTTAATTAAATCGGTAATTTCGTCAATAGTATTCTGTAATTCGGGGTCTTTTGGCAAGTGTTTTCTGTTTTGATCAACATATTTTTGTAATGCTTTGAAGTACCGCACAGGGTCTTTATCAATCTCGAATTCTTCCTCGAATTCGTCTAATGGACCATACCGACCCATATACGACTCAACCAGCTGGTCTACAAGGTCTGGGACGGCGTTATAGTATTTCGCCAAGGCCTTATGCTGCGCATAGCTTTTGGTCTGCCAATGCTGCAAATGCGCACAAGTCGCAGAATTAAGTAATGCCAGCGAGAATGCTTCGATGTCTTTCATAATTCCTTCAAACAGTACATATTAATGACCTTCGGCCCTGTCATTTTATCTGCTTTTGCGCCTTTTGTAGCAACAATTTTATTCTGTTGATGCACTAATTTCCATAATACCGCTTTAATAGAATGGGGTTTAGCCAACAGTTCTTTTGCAATCTCAGCTTGCGTAATGTTGGGTTTTTGCCCCAACAATTCCAAAATATCTTGCGCAAGCCGTGGTCGGCGTTTTAACTTTTTCATAATAAACAGTTCCCTATAAAACTTTTACTTTTACCATACCGCCCCGCTGCTGGCTAACTTTGTATGTGCAATTAATTCGTTTGTCGTTAATATTCCAAGCATCGGCCAGACCGTCTTGGCCAGCTTTAAACGAGGCAATCATGTTGTCTTGGTCTCGTGGCCGGTTGTCCGGTGGATAAAACTCTATCTCTAAGTAAATCGGAGCGTCCTCCACAATGTGTTGAATAAATGGGATAGGTTGTTGCAGCGCCAGAATGCGGACCGCAAACCGGTACTTTTTCTTAGCCGATGCTACCGGCCCCCAATGCCCGCGGTAATTGGGGCTCAGTTCTTTAGGTGGCCAAGGCAGGGTTAGTCTATCGGAGGAGTTTTTGGATTGTGTCATTGAGTACCGATAGTTCAGTTTGTTTGGTTGCGTTCCATATGGATTTGCGACCATGAATGCCGTTATGGCTACCTTGGTGGCAATCCTTGCAGAGCGGAATACAGAGGTATTGCAGGCCTTGTTCTATGTGGTGGGCATCTGAGGGTTCAGACACGCCACAAACGCCACAGGGTAGCGATTTAACGCGTGTAAGGTGGTTTCTTTGGTTTGCGGTCAGTTTATTGTTCATTATTAACTTTGTTGATCCGCTCACCAATCCACCGCATTACTGGTACTGCCATAGAATTGCCCATAGCCTTGTATCGTGGGCCATCTGGGCAGTTTTCTTTAATGTTTGTATAGTTATCAGGAAAACCCTGTAATCTCTCGCACTCAACAGGCGTCAGTCTGCGGACAGCCATAGATTGACCATAAATATTAGGCACATGGTGATAATCAGACCCAGTATCTAATGTTTTAGAAACATTTCCAGTAACTGAATTATTAAAAGCGTCAAATCCTATAGCTATTGCTGGTGTTTTGCTTTTGTCTAGTGTTGGGGTAATTGCATCTACAGACATACTTTGGCTTTGGCTATTTTGCCAACCAAAGGCAACTGCATGGGCGGGATAGCCACCATTACCCCCAGACCTTAGTGTTGGGCTAATATTATGCCCAGCATCTCTTGCTGCATCGCATTGCGTAAAACCAATAGATTGCACTAAATGTCCTTCTTTGCCTCCAGCATTGCAATTTAATGTAGCAGCAACTTGAATTGGTTTAATTCTGCTATCTTGGTTATGCCATTCATAAGCAATATTTTGCACAAAAGGTATATTGCCACCGCCAGAACCCCATGTACTGGTTACTGTTTGGCATACCTCGCCCATTTCTTTTACTCTGCTATCGGATGGGTGGTTTTCGTAAACTGCAAAAATATGTCCACTATTGATTGATTGATGACTTAGTTTTTTGCCTCCACATTCTGTATCCAATGCCCCAACAATACTATTTTCAATAGAATTGTTTTTGCAAACAATAGGGTCAAGTATTAAACCGCGCCCATCTTTTAAATCTTGATTTCCAATTCCTTTGTAATCCCTTGCCATTAGGGTTCCGATTGTTGAATTGCCATCTGGAGAGCGACTTTCAATGCGGGCGGTAACTCTTTCGCCCTTTTTTCTGCCCTTCGGAGTATCCCTTCGCAAGCTCTCGGACTCAAATAAAACTTTTGCGGCAGACTCCCAGCTTCCAAGACATCCGACAACAAAGACTCTACGCCGTCTTTGGGGGACTCCAAAGTATTGAGCGTCAAGCACCCGATATGCGAACCCATACCCGCATTGGGCCACCGCCCCAAGAAAGGAACCAAAGTCCCGTCCACCTCCTGAACTGAGGACACCTGGCACATTTTCCCAAACGAACCACTTGGGTCTAAAGTGGTCAAGAATTCCAACATAGGTAAGGGCAAGGTTTCCCCTTGGGTCCTCAAGTCCTTTCCTAAGTCCTGCAACAGAGAATGATTGGCAGGGAGTTCCTCCAACCAAAAGTCCAATTGTTCCGTCAATTTGCCACTCCTTATATTTAGACATATCACCAAAATTGGTAACGCTTGGGTAACGATGGGCTAAGACTTGGCTTGGAAATTTCTCTATTTCGCTAAAACCTACGGGATTCCAACCCATGTGATGCCACGCAACTGTTGCGGCCTCAACTCCACTACATACGCTTAAATAGTTCATGCGGCCTTAACCGATCCGCGCAATACCGCAGCTTTAAATAAATAAGGTTGATCAAACTGGCTTTCCAAAATGCCCAACTCTTTGCCTTTAGCCACGATGCCAGGCCATGTTTCATGCCATTCTTTACCATCAACCACGCCAGGCAGGGTAACTTTTAACTCGTCAGACCAGCGCTCTTGGCGCAACCACGAGGCGGGGTAGCATACGAACTGGCCATCATTCTTGCGCCATTGGTCTGAGCGCATCTGCTGCCGAATAGCGTCTAACAGTTCCTGCAGCGGCGGGCGGATGCCCTCAGTCTGCTTCCACGCCTTGCGCGCATCTCCCTTGGCCACACGGCGTGGATAGGTTTTCCAAAATTCTTCAAAGTCTGTCATTTATCCCTCAACCAAATAGCTAAAGCAGCCAAAATAGCAATAACCAAAATAAACCAAGAAAAGTCCATTAATGATGGGGTTTGCGCAGAATAGGCAATCATTCGTCCGCCCTGTCTCGGATGGCCTTTGCGATATCCTCTTGTTCCATGCCCTCAAACCAAGACATCTCAGCGACCTTGGCGCATTGTTCGCGCTCGTAATCAGCTGCGCGTTTAATGGATTGAACTAGTTGGTCTCTAGCAATCCCTCTAAATTCCTCAAGTAAATTGTTTGCAAAGCATTCCAGTTGTGATTCGGTGGCCGACCAATTTTTTTTGGTTCTTACCATTCCGCATTTAAGGGCAACTTCTTCTAGGTCATCTAAGGTCATATTGTTCTCCTTTTGCAGAGAATAAATGAATAATAAATAGTTTGCAAGGCAGTTTTTAGTTTCTATTTGTTTTTGCCATAGATTACCCAAGGGTGATAGCCATGATCACTTTAGCACCAGCTTAGATAAGTAAAACAATCCAGCCTATGCGCCCCATAAGGCAACGATTTATCCTAGCCTAAGTTGTCTATCACCCATGTCTTAGGCTAGTTCCGCAGTCCCTCGTCGACAGGCTGCTCCGGTAATCTGGTGGTGAGCCGATACCGTATCTACTGTTCCGCGCTGCCGATTTAGGCCCATTACTATCGTGCGGAGTACGGTCAGCAGGCAATAAAAAACCCCAAATCCTTGGGTGGTGCGGCCTGGCGGGGCATCCTTGGAATAAGTCCTCTTTACGGCGAATGACCGATTCCAAGCATTTTTCGCACCACCGAAAAATTCGGGGTTTAACGCCTATAAAGAGATTCCAACGGTTGCCACACCGCTGACACCCATATATTACCACGGCTAGGCAAGTAGGCATACGCCTATTTTTGGTAGGCAAGCGCCTATTTTTCTAGTGGTTTACCCTAGTTTTATAGGTATTTTCCCTAATTTTGATAAAAAAACGCATAAATCTGTTGCAAACAGTAAATAAACAGTTTACTATTCATTTACGGTCATTTGATCGGGCAACAAAATCGGAGAGAAAAATGAAACAAGCAAGCGTACAAATGTCACAACGCCAAGCCCAAATGGTATTGGAACTGTTGAGAAAACAATTAGAAGAAAAAAATAACAACGATTATCAATATTTCAAAATTGTTGGTGACGAAAAAGCTGAACAGTTTAAATCTAACCAAATTATTGAAAAACAATTATTGCGTTCTTTAATTGCAAATATTAAAGATGCCGCAGAAATTGCTTAATTAAATTACAACCATATTAATCGGAGAGAAGAAATGGACGATTTACAAGACTTACATCACCACCAGCAGTTGCAGCATCAAGAGCAACAGGCGCAACCAGCTTATTGCGACTACATCGCTCACATCACCAAAAGAGCCCTTAACGCACCAGACCCTTTAGCCATTGTTTATGGTGCGGGTCGCATTCATTGGGACTTAGGTCCAGAGGGTCAATTTCTTAGTACCAAAAAGCATTTGTTTGTTGTCGATTGCAATGGCCGTCATTACAAAATCACCGTGGAGGAAGTATGACCAAAATTAACCTAGTAGCAAAACATTTAATCAGCAAGAAAAAAATAACCAGCTGGGAGGCAATCGAGCGCTACCACGCCACACGCCTAGCTGACATCATTTATGACCTTAAAGCAGAGGGTTGGGACATTGTTACCGATATGGTCAAAGAGCCGTCTGGTGTGCGTTACGCAGTCTACCGCTTGATCTCAGTACCACGCAAAAGTCGGGTGTCAGCATGAGAAAAACTAACTTTGAGGCCAATAAATGGCAGCGCAATGTGTTTACTAAAAAAGAATCTCCTTGGATGGAGGCCTTTGCTGCCGTAGGTTTAGTTGTATTTATTTTACTTTTAGCATTTATTTAACGGAGAGAATATGCAAAAAATAGCAACCGCATTAGTCAAAGCGCAAAAAGCCTTTGGGCCTGCGCTCAAATCGTCCACCAATCCACATTTTAAATCTAGGTATGCCGACTTGGCAGCTTGCGTTGAGGCCGTGATTGATGCCCTAAACGACAACGGTATCGCCTTGGTCCAACATTCTCATGAATGTGCAGATGGAATCATCATCGAGACCATTTTTATCCATGAGTCTGGTGAAATGATTTCGGGTGGCAAACTCCATGTGCCAGCCACCAAACAGGATGCTCAGGGGTATGGTAGTGCCATGACCTATGCTCGGAGATTCAGTTTGCAAGCAGCCTGTGGCATCGCTCCAGTTGACGATGACGGCAATCAAGCATCGCGCCCAGTAAAACCTAAATCAACCCGCACCAAGGCAGAGATTGAGGCCCTGATTACGGCAGCCACATCAACCGACCAGCTGACTGCGACATGGAAAACATTAGCAGCAGACGAGCGGGAAATGGTGCGGGACTTTGCAGCCAAACATCACACCAAATTAAAAGGAGATCAAAATGCGTGAACCAAATCCATTCCAACAAGACGGGACCTGGTGGAACGACCGACTCGGTAAGTTGACCGGTTCCAGAATGGCTGCTGCCATGAACTTCCTAAAGTCTGGCAAAGAGTCTAGTGAGCGAGAAAACCTGCGTTACGAGGTGGTGGCCGAGCGCATTACCAACACCTTTGCCGACAAATATATGACCTCGGATATGCAATGGGGCGTGGAGCAGGAGGCAGCAGCTAAGGAGGCCTTTGAAAACCTCACCGGTTTAATGGTTAAGGATGTCGGCTTTATTGACCACCCAAACATTGACCATTGCGGAGTGAGCCCTGACGGTTTCGTGTCCGATGGATCGCTCATAGAAGTCAAATGCCCCAAGACTAAGACACACATGAAATATGTGGCCAACCAAGCTATCCCACCGGAATACAAACCACAGATGCTTTTGCAATCAGCTTGTACTGGTAAGGATGTTTGGTTTGTATCTTACGACCCGCGCATGGGCGAGGGCAAAGACTTATTCATCAAGAAATATGTCCCGACCCCAGAGGAGTTGGCAGAGGTTGAGGCAGCTGCCGAAAAGTTTTTGGCCGAGTGCGATGCATTATTTGAGTTTTTTAATGACGAATCGAATTATTTTGATAAAGGGAGTTTTTAAATGTTAATGATCGGATTAGCCCGCTTGGGCAACGACCCAGAAGTACGCTTTACACCAGACGGCAAAGCCGTTATGGATTTGTCCTTGGCGTTCTCGTATGGCCGTAAGGTTGATGGTAAGCAGCCAACCCAATGGGTCAACGGGACCATGTGGGGCGATAGATGCGAGAAGTTAAGACCGCACCTTACCAAAGGCCAATTATTGTTTGTCAGCATGACCGAACCCCATGTAGAAACCTATAAGCGCCATGATGGCACCGAGGGCGTTACTTTAAGGGCTAGGGTGGGCGAATTAGAGTTTGCTGGGGCAAAGCCTGACTCGCAGCCACAAACGCCTCAGAGCGCCGGAAAATACCCTTCTCGGTCCTATGCGGGTGACATTAACGATGACACGCCATTCTAGGGGAAGACCATGAAAATGATCATAGCCGGTGTTTGTTTACTAATTCTTAGTGGCTGCGGCATCCTGCCAGACAAAAACGCCATGCCAGAACAATGGCTGGTAGTTGACGATAAGGTTCATTCTATGAGCCGTCTTGAGGTGGTTACCGCCATTCAGGACTGCCAGGTTGCTAAGACTAGAGCCGTAGTCATTTACGGCAAGCGCAAGGTTGGTGGTATGACCCGCGATATTGTGGTGGATGTCACTTGCGCACCGCTTTACTAAGCATAAGGACGAGTACCGCTGCGATCAATAATCAATGCCTGTTGCCTAGGTTTATCTTCTGGGTTATTAGGGATTGAGATATGGGTCCAGCGGTCAAACTCTCTGATAATCTGGTCGTAACCAAGTCCCGCAGCCATAATAGTTTTAACCACCTCATCGGGGGTCATGCCTGGGATGCGGATGTCAGCAGCGCAACCAACTCGGTGCTGGCTAGTGTCTTTTGACCCAACCGCGTCATTGACCTGTTTGCAGCGAAACGCCGAATTAATCATTACGGGTTTACCGCCTAAGACGGTTTTGACCTGTTCTAAAAACTTAGCTAGTCGGTTTAGGTTAGCCAATTCATCAGGGTTTGGCGTATTGTCAAACTGCCGGTGGTCGGTAGTGGTTAATTCTTCCAGGCTAAAGTGGAGAGTAAGTGGAGTAATCATTTTTTAATCATCCCTTTCATTTCTTCTGTTTTGTTTTTGCTGCCTTGGCTGGACCCAAAGTAAAACGATAAAACTTGTCCCGCAGCCGAGGTTATAAACCCAAGAGCAAAAATAACCAATTGTTGCTGGTTGTCTGGCGTATCAACAAACATCAATACACCTATTAATACAAAGGCCAGACCCACAACCCCAAGGGCTAACAAAGGTACAACCAACTTATCTAGCTTGGTTGCATATTGAGATGTGGCCACCGCAGCATAAGCCTGGCGGGCAGAGTCGCGATCAGCTACTTCTAACTTTGCGTACTCTAGGTCTAATTCTTTAAGTTTTAAGGCCATTTCAGGGTTGCCGGTTAAAGCCTGGGTAACCCCTTCCACGGTAGCGTCATCAATTCCTAGTTTGCTTGCAATCCAACCTACGGCAGCGCCACCAGCTGGGCCAGCAACAGCAGTAGCTAAAACAGGAGCAACTCCTTTAAGAAGTCCTAATAAGGTATCCATCATTTTTTGCTCCTTGATAACATGGTTGCAGCAATAAAAAGCATTGCTTTAGTTTGCTCTAAATCGGCTGGGGGTTTATCCCAACCAACGGTAATCTGCCCTACAAACCTATTGGGGTCTGGGGGTACACTAATTCTACAGCCAAAGGTCATTCCCTTTTCAAGATACCAAAGTCCAATTTCTGACTGTGCTGCCTTATATTCTCCGCATGGTACATTGCCAGACATTAAAGAAATAACATCGTGATTATTTGCTTGATTAGATGTAAACAACCCAACATCTAACCCATCATTGGTTTTATCCCGACCAGTCTTTGTATAGGCTCGGTACTGTACTCTAGTGCCAAACAACGGGTTTACTTTAAATATTGCTACAACGGTTGCGTCAGTTGTTTTAAATAAATGAACTGCAGCATCATCTACCCTATCTTCGGCAATACTTGGTAACTTTTGGCTTTCCTTATAGGTGCCAACAATTAACTCTTGGTGGTCATAAATAATGTATCCTGCAAACGCAAAAGCAGCCATCAAGACAACTGCAAACAGTTTAAATGGGGAGTCTACATACGCCAATACCTTAGATAGCGTGTCGTTGGCGTTTAGTTTTTCATCGGCCATTATTTTTTACCGCCCCATACTATAAAATAAGCAATCCAACCAGCTGCTAAAAAGCACCAAAACTGCACCCATTTAACCTTTGACAACTCTGCGTCAAAATACTTTTTATCTTCTTTCTCAAGCCGCTCAATTTCAATCTTTATATCTATTAACCGTTGCCATTCTTTGGTGCCGTACTTCTTAATAAAATCTATGCGCAGCTGGTACTCCTCATCGGAAATCTTTTTGCGGTGTTTGTACTCCTCAAGGGCTTTAAATATTGCCCGTTCTTTCCTTAACTCCGCTTCCCTGCGTTCCCGTATTCTTGCATTTGCTTGCTGCTTTGCAACATCTACTGCTTCTTTCTGTACTTCCTCAATATTCTTGCCAATTTCTCTACCGGCTTCTCTACCGGTTTTCATCCCCTCGCTGATACCCTTGGCACCAGCGGATAGCCCCAGTTCGTCTGACATATATCATCATTTTTTTAATTTTTGCCATATGTCCGATACAGGCATTGAGTTAATTTCTTTCCAGCCAATAAAGGTGCAGGCAAACATAATAAATAGAAAGAAAGCAAACATTACAGTAAATATAACTACCGCAAAAATAGCAATAAATAAAGCAAAAATATTGAGTATGGTCATTAACATTAGTGGGCCATTAGCATAATTGTTAATACAAATAAAAGGATTAATATATAAATCCGTTTAAGCCAATACTGTTGATTAAGTATGCGAGGATCGTGAATTAGGTAACTCTGCAACTCCAGCATATCCTCATCGTACTCAATGTATTTAGGCCTTAACGGGTTTAGGTAATAAGCACAACCTATCTTAATTTTGCCATTGTTATATGGCACATCCATTATCTATCGGCCTTATCTGCCAATCGGTCAAAAAACGATGCCATGATGCTTTCTAACTTGTCAAATCGTGCAGCCATCTCCACCCGTACTTCTTTTAGGTCATCCTTGCGAACATACAGTTCTGGCAGACCTTTTTCAATCTGGTGAATGTCTCTGCGCAACTCTTTAACAGAATCCCAAAGTTCCCTAGCAAACCAGCCAATAGATGCAATAACGCATCCAAGGCCAATATTAATAATAGTCTGCCATTCCATATTAGGTTTTCATGATGTAGCAAAGCGCATAGTAAGGAGGCAAATTAGCGTTAGTTCCGCTTACACCAGCTGTAGCGTTAGATACAGTAATTCCTGTGACTGCCGTGTTTGTTGATAGAGTTGTCTGCGCTTGTGCGCTCGCGCCGCCAGTAGAACCGGGGTTAGTATATACAGAACCTAAAAAATTATGGGCATGACCAGGATCTGTAACAGTAGCAGCGTGAGTATGCGATACAACTACCGCATCCGCTGAACCGCCTGTAGCATTAACCGCATAAGTAGAGCCAGCGCCTACGACAAAACGGTCTCGCAGGTCTGGCGTACCGTTAGAGCCATTACATATTACATAGCCAGCAGGGATTGATCCAATTGAGCCAGACCACAATAAAATACCGCCCGCAGGAATTGGTGTTGCAGCCGGAGGGGTTGCGCTAACAATTCCATACAAATTGTCATAGGTTTGAATGGTGACATTGCTTGAATTAGCTAGTACAAATTTATAGAAAAACCCGTCTAGCAGCCAAATTGTTGACGGTGGCCGTCCATCCGTTCCCAAAATAATGGGGTTGGTATTTGCAATTAGACCGCTAGAGTCTGTATAAGTTACAAGCGGTGTGGTTGACCCAGCCTGATAGGTATGAAGTCTACCGGCGTTTAATGGCAGCCCATCATTGCTAAAAAACTGAAAGCCATTGCCGATTGGTGAAAGATTAACTGCTGCCATGATTTATTCCTTTTTACTTAGAATGTCTCTAATTAGGTTTGACTTACCTTTAACGCCGGCCAATGGTTCTAAAGATTGTTCCTCAAACTGCCGTCCCGCACGGCGGGCGCGAACTTGTGCTGCAGCCGTTCCAATGGATGCGCCTGGAATCGCTAGGTTTAATGCTTGCTCCGCACCTTTGCCTAATTTGTCTGCTAAAGCTGCTACAAATGTATTGCTGTTATTTGCAAAGCTGCCTTTTGGTTGGGCCATAACCTTACGCGAAACTTCGCCCAAATCTCTAAGGGTTTGTGCCGTAGCGCCATCAAAAATGTTTTGCAATTTAGGGTCTAATTCTTTAAGCGCCTTGTTATAAGCGGCTTGAGAGAAGTTGCCTTGCTGATCTACCGATTTGCTTCTTAAATACTCAATGATATTGGCAGCAACTGCGTATTGGCCATCGGTACCTTTGCCAAGGGCATCCATCATGGTTTGGACATTCTTTTCAGTTCCCTTGCCCTTGCTAAGTACAAAAGTCTCAACAAAGTTTTCTGAGGCAACCTTGTCATCTACAGCTGCCTTATAGGCTGGGTCTCGTTTTAAAGCCTCAAATCGCTCTCTAGCTGCCGTTCTTGCAGCGTCTGCCAATGGTTTTAATGCGGCAGCCTCACCAGTTAATGGTAAATCCTCTAACGAGTCTCTTACGATAGATAGCGCCATTGAGGCATTTCCGTCGCCAGCGCGTTCAGCTTTGCGTATTTCAGTTGCTAGATTGGTGCGCAAAGCCTCAAACTGCTCAAAATCCATCTTGCCACCATCACGATAAGCCTGTAACTGTCTTTGAATTGTGGGTGGCACAAACTCGCTTTTAAGTTTTTTGCTTAATTGGTTATCGGCATTATTTACAAATGCGCGAGAATTAATTGGGAAATTACCACCGGCTGCGGTTTCTAAATCTTTATACAGATTACCAATAATGGTACGCCGGTCATTGTCTATACCTTTGTAAGTATCAATAACAATTTGACCAAAATCAGATGGTTTAGAGCCTGGCAAATCAGGCGCGGCACGGTCTCTGATAGCAGATAAGTTTTCAATTAATGCTTTGTTTGTTTCGCCCATGCGGTATGCAATATTTTGCAACTCGCCACGGCGGTTTAACTCATTACTCAGCGCCACCAAATCGCCTGTAGCTTGGCCACGGGTTAGGCTAATAGGTACTGGTAAATTTAAAGCCTGCACATGGGATTCTAGCGCAGGCAAGTTAATGCGGTTTATAGGTACATTTCTTACCTCATTTTGCAATTCTGTTGGTAAAGCATCAATAGCCGCTCTAATTGCTACAGGGTCACGCCGACCAGCTGCGCCAACACTTGCTAATCCAGGCAATGCGGGTGGGTCTTGTCCTTCAATGGTTGATTTAACCTTTTCATACTCCTTAACCGACATCTTTGGCTTGCCCTCTGGCTTGGAAGGAGGCAATCGTCCCGCAGCTGTAACCGCAGTTAACTCTGGGGCTAATACTGGTGGCAGTTTTGTAGCCTCAAATGCTTTGCCAACTGTTTGTACCATTTCTTTGCCAGCTTCTGTACGGGGTACATAAGTTCCAGCTTGCATTCTTGCCTTAAACACATCTTGGCCAACATTTGGTTTGCCGGTAATCCGCCCATAGATATCAGAACCTAATTGTTCAACAGCTGCGATTGGGGCAGTCACCGCGCCCGTAGCTAGGGTTAAGGCAGTTTCTACAGGGGCATCCATTAAAAATTGTTTTACATTGCGCACTTTGCGTTGTTGGGGTTCTTCAATTACGCGCCCAGATGCGTCCTTTTTAACAACCTCTGGAACACCGGCAACCAAGGTTTCTCTTAGTTTTGCCTCTTGCGATATATCACCCATTACTTGAGTGTTTTTTTGTTTTTCGTATTCTTGTTTAGTAGCACTCAAAGCGCCAAATAAATCAGTTGCCTGAGTTGCTGGTTCGGCTTTTTGTTCTTTTTGATATTCTTGTTTGGTAGTTTTTATGGCATCAAATAAACCACCAAAGCCAATACCACCTTTAGATTCTGTGGCTGCCATAGCGGGTCGTACCCCTAAACGCTCAAAAAGTGCTTGACGGGTTTTCAAAGGGTAGCTATTAAACTCAGCTGGGGTAGACAGTATTCTTTCTAATAATCTAGTATTAATTGAACTACCTTCGCTAGACATAGATTGGCCAATCTCTAATGCTTTAGTTCTAGCATCCGCACTTAAATTTTCATGGACAAATGGATCGCTCATCGTTTTTGCCTTGGCAAAGTACCGGTATTAGCAAGACTTTCAATGTTGCGGGCCTTGCGCTCAAACTCATTTAATGCCTCTAAATTGGTCGGTTTAATCTTATTGTAAGCAGTTATTTTTTCTTGAGGCGTTAGTCTGTCTGACGCAAATATTGCCATTGCTTCATATACCCTAACATCTTTATTGTCGTCCCACGCGGCTTTATAACCCCTTGGGAGGTTAGCTTCATTTAATCCAAGTTGTAAAAACTTGTTTGCGCCTTTTGCCTCCAACATTGCGCCGTAAGCCTCTCCACGCAATTTGGTTGCTATATTTTTTAATATTTCAGGCGGGTATACCTCGTTACCTGTTGCTTGAGATACCAAAGCGGTTGTTGCATCGGTCTTGCCACCAATGGCTTGATTGGTTGCAATAACAAGGTCAGCAATCTCTTTAGATAATAATTTGTAATCTGCATCGCCAATGGCTGCTCTTAATTTAGCTTCCAACTCACCAGGCTTACCAGCTTTGAAATCCCTACTCGATTCAATTTTGCTAATGGTTTGCAACACTCTATCAACGCGATCAAGACCTGTTGGCGCAGTTGATCCAACGGCTGATAGGTTTTTAATATAGGCCTGACCCTCTACAGTTGCTGATTCTTCGCCAGGAGCAAATGGTCGAATATCGCCTGCTCTGCGTACTGGGTATGGCAAAGCAAAGCCAGGGTCATTTCTGCTTGCAACCATGTCAGCGCTTGTAACGCCTTTGGGCGTAGTTCCAACTTGTGGCGCTGCTGCCGGTACAACCGCAGCCGGTGCTGTTGCTGGCGCTACTTCAGGCTGTACGATGTTTGCTGGCGTTATTGTGGCAGGACCAGTACGCAAGAAAGCTGGCGCACCACCAACGGATGTTAATTGAGGTGTTTGTAATCCTTGTTGGCCAGTAGGACCAATTTGTGACTGAATAACATTATTAAAATATTGAGGTAATTTATCAGGATTGCGTACCGCAATTGCGTTGCCCATGCGCATTAAATCATCTACTCGTTTTTCTGGAATTCCAATAGCCACGGCTTTTGAGCGGATTTCTGACATAGCCTCTATGGCTTGGTCGGCATTTCCGCTATTAATTCTTGGGTCATTTCTGTAACCACCAACCAAAGACATAATTCCCGCAGTTTGGTCTTTATCCAAAGAAAATTGAGATTGCTGCGTTTGAGTACGGGCCTGTTGCACTAACTCAGGGAATATTTCCCGCTCACGTTGGTATGCTTGCGCACCACGAGCCATATTGACCATTTCCGGCAATGTCATCATTGTCGGTGGTTTTCCGCTTAGCGAGATGTCTGGTTTTATATTAATTGCCATGATTAGTGTTTTCTTTCCTAATTAAGCAGGGGATGGGCCGTATGTTGTTGGCAATCCAGTACCTGGCGTGTACATCGGTGGAATATTTCCATATCCAGACAAAGTAGATGATGGCGTTACTGCGGATGGAGTGCCTTGTGGTCTCATAAACTGATTTAACAAGTAGGCATTAGTAGCACCGCCAAATCCTCCTGCAAGCGCATTTGCTGATCCAACCGTTCCGGCTGCATTAGCTGCCGCTTGGCCAGTTATTAATCCTGTTTGTCCAGCTGCAAAGTTTTGGCCAGCTTGAACTCCTGTGTTAACAGACTGTTGACCCATTCCAGCAATATTGGCTAGGGTGTTATAAATATTGCCTCGCTCAGTCTGAAAACGATTAAACGCATTACCGTATTCAGTAGATGCTAGGTTTTGACCATAATCAGTCAAAGCGCGCATGGTATTACCGCTGATTGCCCCGCCACCCACATTGGCTAAACGCTCGGTTGCTTGAGTTCCTAAACGCTGCCGAAATGCCATGCTGGGGTCTAAGTATTGCCCAAATTGTTCAGGTCCAAATTGAGAAGTTAAAAACGGCTTCATGCGCTCAATGTCTCTAAGGGCGGTGTAACCAACTTCTCTGTATGGTCCTAAATCTTCTCTGGATTGTTCATACATGGCCCGTTCTTGGTCCATTGCGCGATTAGCAGCAGCTGCTTGCATACTTGCCGCATCTTTTGCAGCGCGTGATTGCATATAGCCGCTACCAAGCGAAACGGCTGCAATAGTACCGGTGACTGGATCAGGCATTCTCAAACTCCTTTACATAATCTTCATAAGTCTCGCCATATAATTTGGCAACATACTCAGCAGCATTAGCCGCCTCATCAAATCCGTGGACTAGGCGCACTACTTCCAATATTAAGTCGTAATACGCAGCCCGCCACATATAGGCCTTGTGTAATTGTTCTCTATTATCTTCCAATTTGTTAGCACCAATCCACTTCAAAATAAGAATACTGACGATAGGCAGCAAATTATGGGAATGGGCTTGAAAGAAATGGTTTTGGGGTAATTCCACCATAACCTGATAAATGACCTTTTCTTTCTGTTTTGGCTCTACTGGGTCATCATCGCGCCAATCATCAAGGCCTTGAATAACCCAAAAGAAATCAATAAGCCACCGTTGCGCAGCTGGCGGCAGATTAAGAGGGGCAAGTAACTGTTCGTTCATGGGTTGTAATATGGAATTCTTTTAGACTCGCCATTTACCGTAACTTCAATAAACCCTTCTGGGTTTGCTGGCAGGGTAGCCGATCCAGCCGTAGCCGTAGATGCACTCGAAAAGTTCAACAGGTTAAGCAAAAATAACTGCCAAGCACGAGTTGGCCGTCCAGTATCATCAATTAATGGACTTGTTGGCAGCCGTTGGTTTTGCGGTGTAGACATTAGTTTTCTCCAGCTTCGGCCTTTAAGTTTGCAGAAATAATGACTGCCTTGACGGGGTCCGAGATAGAAACCTCGAATACCTTATCACGGGAAAACCCTAAACGCCGCCAAATAGCACGATTTAAGTATTTTCCTTGCTTTCCAATAGATGTCCAATATTCATTAGACCAAGTTGATCCGCCGTCATTAGACCAGCGCAACATGGCTTGCGGGTCCTCGCCTTGACCGGTTGATAAACCAACGCCTGGCTGGAACTGAATCTGCAACTCATGGAAATACTGCCGCTGCAAGTCGCTTGTTATATGCGGGGCTCTGCGAATCCGGCGGATTGGCTGGCCATCGTCTGTATAAAAGTTACGGCTTAACTGATAAATCTTGCCATTTTCGTAATCCCCAACCAATACCTGCTGGTTAAAAAATGCGCAGCAATTACCACGGTGGCGCTCGTATTCGTTCTGATTGTTACGATATAACCACTTATGCCATAGGCCGGTGGTGTTGTCATACGCCCAAGTTAAGCCGTTAGTCCCAATTGCGGGAAAGGTCACCACATAGACTTCATGGCCTTCAAGTTGATAGGTCCACGCTATGGCGTTAGACACATTCTGATTTACTAAGGTTGTTTCTACCGCATGGGTTGATATTCTCTCAGGAAAATATCCATTCATGCGCACGACCATTGCCTCGCCGCGATTGTTTTTAGACACATACGCAAACGAGTTGCCCATCCTAGACATAGAATATTGCGCTGCAATACCTTGCTGGGTAGATGTGCCAGGAATCCTAGTAAATGGGAATGGCACCGCGCCAGAATTAATCCAGACTTCGGATGACATCTCGCCAAGCAAATAAACTTCTCGGCGGTCAACAATAATAGAGACTAGGTCATCTGGTGAGCCATCTTTACTAGCAAAGGATAGCGGGTCGGTAATCGGGCTTAGTAAGTCCGATGCTGCCCAAAGTTGCGAATCAGGTTTGTTATAAACAAAGTAATTGTCGGTAATATCAACCGTTCCACCGCCTTGGAATGCGCCATCGGTTGCTGGCAATACAGTCCAGTTAATGGCATAAATAGTGGTACTGCTAACTGTTTGTGATGCGCTAACCGTGTAAGTTCCTGCGCCCCCAGACCCTGTGCCAAAAGCCGTAATAATAGTTCCATCGGTTACGCCTGAACCCTCAATGGTTTGGCCAATTTTTAATGTTCCGCTTGTGACCGCAGTTACCGTCATCGTTGTAGTGGCAATAGACGCAGTCACAATAGCGGGCGCGGCCACCGAGTTAATTTGGGTAGATGCTACTGTTTGGGAGTCGCTTACCGTATAAGTTCCAGTTCCGCCGGTACCAGTACCTAGTGCGGTAATCACCGTATTTTGATCTACGCCTTGCCCAAAAATAGCTTGGCCAACGGCAATCGTTCCGCTTAAAACAGAGGTGACTGTTAAGGTTGTAGTTGATATGGAACCAGTAAAAGTGGCTGCGGATGGGTTAGAGATAAACCAACAATAGCGGTATGTCTCATCCACAATGTAGACATTCACGCCGTTATCCACAATCCCGACCAAGCCGGTGGAGGTATTCATTTGGCCAATCATTTTGGGCGTGTAGTCCGATTCCATAACATACACAAAGTCACCGCAAACTGTCACGACTTGGGTGCCGCCAGACAGGGTGCGAATGCCTCGCACTTCCTCTTGGTTGGGCAAA